ACCAATACACCAACACTACAAACAATTAATGCTAAGGATTTTGCAAAAGAAATAAAAAATGTTTTATCAGAATTAGGACTAAGCGGTAGTATATTAAATGAGTATATATTTGGTATGTTTGTTTTAACATATATGGATTCTGGTGAAGGAACAACATTTAAAGGTTATGAAAATAACTTTGGATCAATATCATTATCAAAGACCTATGGTGCCGGATTTATCACATTTATCGATAAAGAATATTTTTGTATAACAAAGGGTAATAATATAAATGAACCACAAGTAAAATTTACTAGTTTATCGAATTATATAAAGTTTTTGTATTCTAAGTATCAAAATTTTGCTAGTAGTATTGATGCTGATGCAGAAACAATCGATGAATATATTGATGACATCGTTAATGTTTTTGTTACAAAATGGCCAGTGATTAGAAACGCAAATGTTTATGACGATATGACAGAACAAGATAAAACAATATTAAAAAATAAAGCAAAAAAAGGTTTTGACATAATAACATCAATAGAAATTTAATTTTATTAAGGTAAGATATATTTATAAATAAAGAACATTATGAGTACAAAATTAATTTTAGATAATTACTTAGGTAAAAATACTAGAATGTCAGAAAAAGACATGGGCGATGGGTCAAAACAAGTTTGTGACTTAGACACTGGTGAATGTTATATTGTCAAAGAAAAAGATGGATTAATTGAAAGAGTTGACAACACACTAAAGACAAATAGAAAAATCCAAGTTGAAACAACTAATGGAATAAAACAATTATTAAATGGTTAATAATGAATGCTGACGAAAGAATTTTAAAAGAATTAAAAAGATTTAATTATATTAACTCTTATATAATGGAGCAAGACGCACCACCCCCACCACCAGCAGAAGACCCAGCAGGAGGAGGCGCACCACCCCCACCAGGAGGAGATGTGCCACCACCACCGGGAGGAGACCCAGCGGCCGCGGGAGCACCACCAGCACCAGCACCACCAGTTGATGTTGCAACAGATACTGATGTAACTAAAATTGACGATGAAGGGAACGAAGAAGGTAAAGAAGATGTTGAAGAGTTAGATATTACTGATTTAGTTGACACACAAAAATCAATACAAGATAAACAAGACGAATATTTTGAAAATCTATTTAGCCAGTTAACTAGTTTAGAGAATAAACTAACTAGTATGGATGAATTAGTTGGTAAAATAGACAAAATAGAGAGTGATTTAGAAAAATATAGACCAAAAACAGCAACAGAAAAATTAGAATTAAGATCACTAGATTCTGGACCATTTAACCAAAAACTTTCAGACTTTTTCGAAGATAAAATGGATGATATTGAAAAGTCTGGAAAAAATGAATATGTTTTAACAGCAGATGAGGTTAAAGATTATTCACCTTCTGAAATTGAAGGAACATTCCAGGATTATGAAGATAGTGAAGAAGATACTGACAACATGTAAAATGATTAGGATTAAATTCCTTTTCATTTTTTTATAATACTTATTGACTACAAGATTTATTTATATTATATTTTTTATTGTAAACTTTTAATTTTATATATATGGCGACAAACAATGTTTTAGATGCAGTTTTGGCTCAGTATGAGAGCGCAAAACAAAGTGGTTCTTCTTCCACTTCAAAAATGTCACAAGAAGAAAGAATGAAAAAGTATTTCGCAGCAATACTTACAAAAGATGAAACTCAAGGACAAAGACGAGTTCGAATTCTCCCAACAACAGACGGGTCATCACCATTTAAAGAAGTTTGGTTTCACGAACTTTATATTGATGGTAAATGGCAAAAGTTCTATGATCCAGGAAAAAATGACAATGAACGTTCACCACTTAATGAGGTGTATGATGAACTAATGTCAACAGGGAAAGCTTCTGATAAAGAATTAGCTAGACAATATAGACCAAGAAAATTCTATATTGTAAAAGTAATTGACAGAGACAAAGAACAAGATGGACCAAAGTTTTGGAGATTCAAACACAACTACAAACAAGAGGGAATTTTTGATAAGATTATTCCAATCTACAAAGCAAAGGGTGATGTTGCGGACCCAGATAAAGGTAGAGATCTAATTCTAGAACTCACAAAAGCAAAAACACCAAAAGGAGCTTACTATACAGTAATCCAAACTGTAATGTATGATGATCCTGAAGCCATTCACCAAGACGCAGATATTATGGACTCTTGGGTTAATGACGAGTTAACTTGGGAAGATGTATACTCTAAAAAACCAACAGAATACCTTGAGGCACTAGCAAGAGGAGAAACCCCAAGATGGGATTCAGACGCTGGTAAATACATTTATGGTGATTCATCAGAGGTTGAAGTAACAATTGGTGGAAACAAAAAAGAAGAAAAAGTTGTTGACCCACAAGCAAACGATGATGTTGATGACGAACTACCATTCTAATTTAACAAGTATAAATATGGGTACTATGTGCCCATATTTTTTATTATTTAACAATTAAAAAAAACAAAAAACATTATGGCAATTAAAAAGAACGACTTTTCTTCTATAAAGAAGAAGTTCTCTGCTGATGCAAAATATAAACAACAAAAATATTTTGATTTAGGTGAAACTTTTCTTGACGCTACAGGATTACCAGGACCTGCAATTGGACATATAAATATGTTTTTAGGCCACTCAGATACTGGAAAAACAACAGCACTTGTTAAAGCGGCAGTTGACGCACAAAAAAAGGGAACACTACCTGTTTTTATTATTACAGAACAAAAATGGTCTTTTGATCACGCTAAGTTAATGGGGTTTGAATGTGAAGAAGTTGTTGATGAAGAAACCGGAGAACTTGATTGGGATGGATTCTTTATCTTTAACAATAATTTTGACTATATTGAACAAATCACAGAATACATTAATGATATGCTAGACGCACAAGAAAAAGGTGATTTAGATTATAATTTATTATTTTTGTGGGATTCAGTTGGTTCAGTACCTTGTAAAATGACTTATGAAGGTAAGGGTGGAAAACAACATAACGCATCAGTTTTAGCAGATAAAATTGGTATGGGGATTAACCAAAGGATTTCTGGGTCTAGAAAAACTAGTTCTAAATATGAAAACACTTTGGTTATTGTAAACCAACCTTGGGTTGAATTACCAGATAATCCATTTGGGCAACCAAAAATTAAAGCAAAAGGTGGTGAAGCAATTTGGTTAAATTCATCCTTAGTATTTTTATTTGGAAATCAAAAAGGAGCTGGAACAACTAAAATAACCGCAATTAAAGATAAAAGAAAAGTTAAATTTGCTACTAGAACTAAAGTATCTGTTATGAAAAATCATATTAATGGACTTGGATTTGAAGATGGTAAAATTATAGTAACACCACATGGGTTCTTAGCCGGTAAAGACGCAACAGAAGAGAAAAGGTCTATTGAGACGTATAAAACAGAACAAGCCGAATATTGGAAAACAATAATTGGTGTTGAAGGTGAATTTGATTTAAAAGACGAAGTATATGAGCAAGACTAAATTAAGGGTGGTTTCATTATTTTCAGGATATGGAACACAAGAATTGGCACTAAAGTATATTGGGGTAGATTATGAAAATGTCGCAAATTGCGATATATTAAATAATGCAAATGAGTGCTATAATGTATTGCACACCACAACAAATGGTAATCTAGGAGACGTTTCAAAAGTAGATGAAACAACTTTTCCAGACTGTGATCTTTTAACATATTCATTTCCATGCCAAGATATCTCAATATCTGGAGTACAAAGAGGAATTCAACAAGGAACAAGAAGTGGATTATTATTTGAAGTTGAAAGAATTTTAAGTGTAAACAAACCAAAATATCTTTTAATGGAAAATGTAAAAAACTTAGTCTCACACAACCATATTGACAACTTTAAAAACCATATTGAATACCTAAAGACATTAGGTTATAGTTCGTATTGGAGAGTTTTAAATGGTGCTGATTTTGGTTGTCCACAGAATAGAGAAAGAGTTTTTATGATGTCAGTACTAGATAGTGATTTTGAAGACGTTAAACAAAAAATGTTAAATGTTGACAATTATAAAAAAACTAGAGTACCAATGAGACCATATATTGAAGAAAACTTTGATGAGTCACTATTAATTGAATGTCCATATACAATGAATACACCAAAGAAAACTAGTGTATGTAAACTAATTGCAAGACGTGATGATGTTCGATATGATCAAGCTAGAAGAATTTATTCAGTTGATGGGTGCTCACCTTGTCTCACAACTAGTGGTTCGCCACAAATTATGACAGAGGACGGTAGAGTTAGAAACATCACAGCTAGAGAAGGTTATAGATTTATGGGTGTTAGAGAAGATGATATTGATTTACTTTTAACAACATCATTATCCACAAAAGCACACGTAGCATTAGCCGGAAACTCAATTTGTGTTCCTGTTATGGAGGCTATATTTTCAGAGTTCTTTGTAAATTACTTTTTACAAAAAGAACCAGTTTTGTCAAATGTATTTAACATTAACGACTAATGACCAAAACACTTTTAGTTGATGGTAACAACCTATTAAAAATTGGTTTTCATGGGGTTAAAGACTTTTTTAACAAAGGAGAACACGTTGGGGGTATTTGGCATTTTTTAAATACTCTTAGACGATTTTTAGAGGAAAGTAATTACACTAAAGTGGTCGTATTTTGGGATAGTGAGACATCTTCTTTAGAAAGAAGACGAATATACCCAAAGTACAAGTTAAATCGAAAAACAGTAAAGAAAGAAGAGTTTAAGGATGAATCATTTTTAAAACAAAAACAAAGAGTCAAACAATATCTTGAAGAAATGTTTGTTAGACAACTTGAAATTGAAAAATCTGAAGCCGATGACTTAATTGCATATTACTGTCAAATATCAGAAGACGAAGAAAAAACAATCTTCTCTTCTGATAGAGATTTAACACAATTAATTTCGGAAAAAGTATCGATATATTCACCACAACAAAAAAAGTATTTTAAAAATGGAGATAACATTAAGATTTACAAAAGGGAAATCCCACATTATAATGTTAAAACCTATAAAATATTAACAGGTGACAGTTCAGATAATATTGATGGTATTTTTTATTTAGGTGAAGAAACTTTTATAAAATTATTTCCAGAAATACTTGAAACTGAAATAAAATATACCGATATTTTAACCAAAGCAGAAAACCTTTTAAAAGAACAAAAAAGTAGTGTTGCACTACAAAATCTTTTAAGTGGTAAAACAAAAGAGGGGGTATTTGGAGACGAGTTTTTTGTCATAAATAAGAAACTAGTTGACTTATCAGAACCATTAATAACAGAGGAAGGGAAGGAACTTGTTAAGTTATATTACTCAGAGTCATTGGATCCAGATGGAAGAGGACATAGAAACTTAATTCGAATGATGATGGAAGACGGACTCTTTAAATACCTACCTAAAAACGATGAAGCTTGGGTTTATTTTTTAAAACCATTTTTAAAGCTATCACGAAAAGAAAAAACAAAATTTAGAAATAGAAAAAAC